GCGCCCCGCCGGCCAGCAGGTCCACCGCCCCCTCCGCCGCGCGGCCCAGCAGCCCAAAACCGGAAATCAGGCTGTCCAGGGCGGTCTGGCCCAGCTCGCTGTTCAGCAGGGCGTTGAGCTGTTCCAAGGCCGGTTCCATGCTCTTGACTGCCGCGTTTCCGGCCATCGTCCACGCCTGCTCATAGGTGAGGGGGATCGCCTCAAAGGCGGCGTTGGTCTCCTCCGCCGCTTGGAACAGGGCGTTTTTCACCACCTGGGCGGTGATCTTCCCCTCGCTGGCCAGCTCCCGCATCCCGCCCACGGACACGCCCAGGTACTTTGCAATGGCCTGCGCAATGGTCGGGGCCTGCTCCAGCACGGAGTTCAGCTCCTCGCCCCGCAGCGCCCCGGCGCTCATGGCCTGGGTGAGCTGGAGCATGGCGGCGTCCATGCCCTGGGCGCTGGTCCCGGCCAGGGTAAACTGCTTGTTGAGCTGTTCGGCAAAGGCCACCAGCTCCTGGCTGCTGGAAAAGGCGTCGGGGGCCATGGTGCCCAGCTTGGCCGCCAGGTCCACCGTGCCCATATAGTCCCCTCTGGAGCGCTGGGCCGACTGGTAGAGCATATCCCGCAGCTCCGGGGTGGTCTGCCTCCCGTCGTTCATCCGGTCCAGCCGGGCGGTGTTCTGGGTCATGGCGTCGCTCAGGGCAACAAACCGCTGGGCGGAGCGCAGGCTCACATAGGCCCCCGCCAGCGCGCCCAGCTGCCGGGTCAGGCCGGAGGCGGCGGACGCGCCCCGGCGCAGGCTGGCGTTCACGCGCTCCTGGTCCTGGACGGTCTGGGCGGCGGTCCGGGCCGCTTGTGCGGCCGCGTCTGCCAGGGCGGCGCTGGCGTCTGTCAGGGCGGCGCTGGCCGACACGGCCTGATGCAGGCCGTTCAGATAGCGGGACATGGTGGCGGAAAACCGGTCCAGCAGGACCAGCTCTTCCCGGATGGCGGCCATCAGGCATCAGCTCCTTTCGTTTTTTGTCTGGACTGGATCTCTTTCCGGGCAAAAACCAGCAGGCATATTTTTTCCCGCGGGGAGAGCGCACAGACCCGCCCCGGCTCCCAGCCGTGGTTCAGGAACATGTAGTAGGCCAGGACGGTGTCCGGGTCCCCGCGGTCAATCAGTTTTTTGCCTGCTCCTCCAGCTCCTCCTGGCTGCTGTCCAGGCCGGACAGAGCCAAAATCGCCTGGGTCAGCCGCTGGAACTCCCCCGCCAGCAGCAGCTTGCCGGGGACCTCCAGGGGGTTGAGGGTCTTGCAGGCCGCGCAAAGCTCCTGGGACTTGAAGTCCGGGGTGACGGTGGCGGCCACGATCAGCCGCCGTCCGTACTCGATCTTATCCAGCTGCGCCTCCCCATGTCTGGCCCCGCGGGTGGACTGCCGGATGAGCTGTTCGTTTTCCTCCTGGGTCAGGGGCCGTATGACGAAGGGGACGGGCTTGCCGTCCTTTCCCGTAAAGCGCCTGGAGATGAACACCTCCTCCGGCTCCACGGCGGCGGCGGGGTGCAAAAACGCGGTGAGATCACACATAACACACAATCCTCTCTTATTCCATCCCCAGGGCGGCGGGGGCGGTAAAGGCTTCCAGCACCTCGAAATCCTCGAAGCTGAAGCTGAATTCAAAGGTCAGCATATCCTGGCTGTCGTCCAGGATGGCGATAGGGATGTCCCCGGTCAGCTGGCAGCGGTACAGGGCCACCGTCTGCACCCCCACAGAGGAGGCCTTGTCGTCGTTGGTCACCTGCATATCGAACCGGGGCATCGCCCCCGTGCGGATGTATTCCGCGGCCATCTGGACAAACGCGGAGGTATAATAGTACATGGTCCCGGTGCCGGTGAGCTTGGCCCCGCCGGGCTTTTGCTGAATGCGCTTGGTCCCGATCACCTTCATATCGCTGCTGGCAATGTTGGCGCGGGCGTCAATCTTCTTGGCCCCGAATAACTCCTGGATCTGGCCGTCCCGGGTCATCACCGCGGTCCCCGCCGCGCCGTGGACGGTGTCCCGTTCCAGTAAAAAACTCATACTCTCCCCCCTTTTTAGCGCACTGTGACCGTCAGGTATATCTTCTCGACCGCGCCGGCAATCAGAAGGGCGATGGCAATGACGATGCTGTCCGCGCTGCCGCCCTGCTCCACGGTCACATCGGCCGCCTCCGGACGGGCGCGCAGCGCGCCTTTCTCATACATAGTTTTCAGATAGCCCAGGATCGCGGCCTGGAACAGCCCCCGGCCCGCCGGGTCGTTTTTGACCTTGCCCAGGTAGTTTTGGGAAAATTCCCGGTACAGGTCGTTGGCCAGAGAGCTGCACACCCGCATGGTCAGATTTTTGCAAAAGACCGGGCCAAACTCCGGCGTGCTGGTGGTCTGGGTGTTCACGTCCGTCTCGATCCGGACGGCGTCAAATTCCTGGGCAAGCACGATGCTGCCCGCCAGGATCTCCTGCTCAATCTGGGTGCCGGTCCGCTTCACGGTCACATCCACCGCGCCGGGGTAGGCCGCGTAGGTCAGGCTCTGCCAGTACTGTGCCCCGGCCTGCGCGCCCGCCAGCCACCAGACCACCTGCTGAGGCTCCAGCCGGGCGCCGTCCTCCAGGACCACGCCGGTGTTGGTGCTGATGACAAAGCGGCTGTCCACATTGCCTGCGCCGGAGGTGACCAGCTGGGTATACCGCCCCTCCTGCCCGGCCAGGCGCTGGACAAAGGCGGCCATCGCCGCCCGCACCGTGCTGTCGGTGCCGTCGTAGGCCAGCACATCGAAGGAATAGGGCTCCAGGGCCTCCAGCGCCGCCGCATACGCGGAGGACTGGACGGTCCCGTCCGCGCCGCCGGTGAGCGCGACCCCCGCCGCCGCGGTCAGAGGCCCCTCCCCGGAGAACGTCACCCAGCGGTTGGCGGTCAGCTCCGATGCCGCCCGGACGCACTGGCTGTCCACCGCCGCCCCGTCCACGATGGTCGTGACCGTAAACGACCCGGCCTCGTCCACCACGGCGGAAATTTTTGTGGAAATATCGTTGCCCCGGACGCCGGGGTACCGGGCCGTGACGGTGAGTCCGGACAGGCTGGCGGAGGCGGCGGCCGCCCCCTGGGTTTTGAGCCGGTACAGCAGGACCTTCTGGGGGCCGCTGGTGACGTTGGTCCCCTTGAACATCTCCCGCAGCCACAGCGCGCCGGTGTGCTCTCCGGCGTATATGGGCGTCACCTGCCCCACCGGCCCCCAGGACAGCGCCTTGGCGATGGCCACCGTCCCGCGGGCGCCTAAAGGCACGCTCTGGCCGCCCTCGCTCCTGAAATTGACGTACACGCCCGGACGGACTTTATTGGGGGCGCTCCAGGTCCCTCCCGCCATCAGGCCTCACCGCCTTCCGCAAAAAATTGGTCCAGCACCGCGTTGGCCTCTTCCAGCGAATACGCGGGCCGGGTGAGCAGTACGCGGGTAAAATCCCGCTGGCGGCCGGACAGGGCCTTGCTGTTCAGCAGCGCTTCGGTAGGGTATTGGGGGGCCGCTTTTTTTGCCATTATATTACCTCCTCACGGCAGGCCTGGATGGACCCCATGAGGACGGCGTCCTCCTGGCGGCTCACCCAGAGCTTCAGGTCAAATGTATAGTGCAGCGCGTCCTCCTGGACGGTCCAGTGCCGGCCGTAGGTCCGCAGCAGCGCCCCCTGACAGGGGAACAGCTCCAGGTGCCCGTCCAGGATCTCCGCCGCGTCCATGTACTGGTCCTGCATATCCGGGCGGTTGAAGTCCACCAGGTACACCAGGTCCAGCCCCAGCTTGCGCAGAAAGCGCGGGCCGGTTTTCCCCGTGATCCTGGCGTGGGTTTTTTGCAGAAACAGCGCCGGGAGCTGGGTCCCCTGCTGGTTCGGGTTGTCGTAGAAGGTCACGCCGGGGAGATGGGGAGCAAGATGTCCGGCCAGGGCGGCGGTAAGCTCTTGCAGCGTAAAACTCACAAAAAAATCTCCTTTCCCAGGGCTTCCAGCCCGGAAGCAGCCGCGTCCTCATAGGCCTGGACGGCCTGCTCTTTCATGTGCAGGCCGGGGACATAGCCGGTCTTAGTCCCGACGGTCAAGCCCACATTACGGGACAAATCGCGGGAGAGAAGCCCGTGGCTGTCGATATATAGCCCCGGTACAAAATGCCGGTCCATCCGGTGCCCGTCGTTGACGTAGCTGGCGTACTCTTTCTCGTTGGCCAGGAGGGACGTATAGCGCCCGCCGGTCCGGACCGGCTCGGTCTGGCTGTCGGAAGCCCAGTGCTGGGCCAGCTCGCCGGTTATCGTGTTCACACCCCGGAGCGTATCCCCGCCGTTGGGGGGCGTGCAGGCCTGGGCCTCCTCCACCGCCCGCAGGGCCGCTCCGCGGGCGATGTCTTGAAGCCGGGCTTGC